ACAGGATTTGTGTTCACAACAAATGGTAGTGGTGTAGTTGACGCACAATACGGATGTTATTGCTAACATAAGGAATCAACATGACGGAATCATTTAATAGAAAACTAGGACGATTGGCACAAAATGTCAGTGGCACAGGTACCATTACAAGCAATGCCGCCACGGCATCTGCCTGGCAAACAGCTCGAACCATTACACTCGGCGGTGATTTATCTGGGAGTGTGAGCATTGATGGCTCAAGCAACGTTTCATTAACTGCCACAGTATCAGGTGATGCCGTGGTGTTAGGCACGGATACCTCAGGCAATTATGTTGCCACGATTGCTGCTGGGTCTGGCATTTCCGTATCTGGGTCTGGGTCAGAAACCGCCGCCGTCACCATTTCTATTGATAACACCGTTGCCACATTGTCTGGGTCACAAACTCTTACCAACAAAACCATTAGTGGTAGCAACAACACCATATCAAACATTGGGAACGGTTCATTAACTAATAGCAGTATTACCGTGAATGGCACCAGTATTGCTTTGGGTGCGTCAGGCACTCTTGTAACCGATGACATTGCCGAAGATGGCACTCCTGTGAATCTCTGGTTCACCAACACACGCGCACGTACAGCCGTATCGGCAACTGATGCAGGCGGTGATGGAAGTTTCAGTTATGATTCAGGAACAGGTGTGTTCACCTATACAGGTCCATCTGCCACAGAAGTACGAGCTCATTTATCAGCAGGCACAGGATTAACATACACAACCGGGCAATTCGCCATTGATAGCACCGTTGCTACGTTGACTGGATCACAAACTCTCACCAATAAAACAATTTCTGGTGCCGACAATACGTTAAGTAACATTGGCAACAGTTCTCTCACCAATAGCAGTATTACAATTAACGGCGGTAGTGTTTCATTAGGGGGTACCAGAACCTTAGTCACCGATGACATTGCTGAAGATGGCAGTCCCAGCAATCTTTGGTACACCGATACACGCAGTCGTGCTGCCATTAGTGTGACAGATGCCGGCGGCGATGGTAGCTTATCATACAATTCCGGGTCAGGTGTCATCACCTACACAGGTCCTAGTGCTGCTGAAGTTCGCGCACATTTCTCTGCCGGTACAGGTGTTGCAATTTCTTCAGGACAAATTTCCATTGGACAAGCTGTTGCCACTACAGATAATGTCACATTTGCTGGTGTCACTGCCGATAACATCCGCGTAGGTGTCACAGGAGCCAATGAAATTGATACATCATCAGGCAACTTAACCATTGATAGTACCGGGGGCACCACGGTACTTGATGATGATGTCAATGTCACTGGCAATTTACTCGTGGATGGCAATCTCACCGTGTCTGGAACCACGGTGACGGTGAACACCACGAACTTGGCAGTTGAAGATAATATGATTTATTTGAACAACGGTTCTGCTGTCACCAACCCTGATTTAGGATTTGCAGGTAACTATAATGATGGAACTTACCGCCACGCCGGTGTGTTTCGAGATGCCAGCGATGGTGTTTGGAAGTTCTTCCATCAATACACACCAGAACCAGATGCGTCTGCTTACATTGACATCACCCATGGTAGCTTTGCACTAGCTCCTGTACAAGCATCCAGCTTCACAGGTAGTTTGACGGGTAATGTGACGGGAAATGCCTCAACAGCCACAGCTTGGGCAACAGGTAGAACATTAACATTATCAGGTGATGTGACTGGAACATCAGCAGCGTTCGACGGATCTGGCAACATCAGCATCACTACAACAATTGCTGCTAACAGCGTTGCTTTAGGTACTGACACCACAGGCGATTATGTGGCTGCTGTTGCCGTGGCAGGTACTGGATTGTCCGTGGCAGGATCAGGAGAAAATGCCACCTATACCATCACCAGCAATGCCACAAGTGCCAACACAGGATCCACGATTGTGGCACGAGATGCTTCAGGTAATTTCACGGCAGGAACAATTACAGCTGCATTATCTGGCAATGCCACCACGGCAACCAACATTTCAGGATATTCAGGCACCTATTGGACTAGTGACAATGATGGCGCTGGATCCGGATTAGATGCCGATTTAGTTGATGGATTACAAGCATCTAGTTTCATGCGTTCGGCAGGTACGGAAAACAATGGCACCATCATCATTCGAGATAATCGAAGCACTACAAACTATTACAACACAGTTGCATTGGAAATTCGTTCCTCAGACCAAAAAGCTGTTATTGGGTTGCATCGTGATGGATACAGTCACGTAGGTATTGCCCATGAAGTCAGTAATCAACTTCGATTCAACTTCAATAGCGGTGATGTGTACATCAATTCAGGTGCCGGAACACTTTGGGGTTCAGGTAATGATGGTGCTTCATCTGGATTAGATGCTGATTTACTAGATGGACAACAAGGTGCCTATTATGCCGCTGCCTCATCATTAAGTTCCTATCTTCCATTAAGTGGAGGAATGATTACAGGAAATCTAGGTGTTCAAACCGGATATTTTCAGCTTGTCACTGGATCAATTTTAGCGTCTAATGCTAGCACTCGTGGATTCATCATGGATGGTAACTACACCAACGGGCAGTTCCGCCATCGTTGGAGAAAATATGATGATGGTAATGGCATTCCTTTATATTTGGATTATGCGCACGCTACAGCAGATAGTTACACAGCTATTGCTCGTTTTGGCGGCGGTGGTACATATCGTGAATTAGATGTGTATGGTACATTCAGCGCCACAACGGTGTTACAAGGAACCAATCAAGTACTTCATGCGGGTAATTATAATTCTTATGCACTACCGTTGAGCGGTGGAACGCTAACTGGTGGGTTGTATAGTCCATTCGTAGTTGTTAATGGATACCACGCCATGTCATCAACTATCATGTCGGTGACGCGAAACACTGGTCCTTCAACAAATCTTGATACCGATTTGGATGACGGCGGAGCGTACAGTAGTTATGGTGCAGCCGGAACAAGTTGGAACGCGCCGTTCTCTTATGGTGGCGTCATGGGGTTCCGGTTCACTTCAGGTATCCGCGCTCAATTCGGATTTGATAATCGCCACAACAATTCGGATTACGGCAATCTTTGGTATCGTACTAGCAATAATTTGGGATGGGCAACGTGGCGCACAATGCTGCACAGTGCCAATTTTAGCAGTTATGCTCTTCCGTTAAGTGGCGGTACACTGAGTGGCGCGATTTCAACACCAGCAGGAACAAGTATGTACATTGGAAGTCAAAACGTTTCCACAAGTAGTCGTTTGATTATCAACTGGCATACTGATAGCGATTACCAATATCTTATTGGTAAACGTGCTGGTACTTGGACGCAACCGATGGACATCGCGTTTTACACGGGCATTAGATATCACGCGCATCAAACCTACAACGGACATATTTTCTATGTAACTGGGTATGACGGTACAGAAGCATTTTCTATTGGAAAAGGTGACAGTAACGTAAGAGTTGTTAACAATTTATTTGTCAGCACAGCAAATACCACGGGCGGTGGTATCGTACTCGCAGATGACGGTGATATCGTAGACTTGAATGATGGATATTGTGCAATGCGCTTTAGTTATGGTGTACGTGTTCACGCCGGTAACAGAACAGGTGGTGCGGTCATCGCATTACGTGAAACAGGAAATATTATTGCATCGGCAAATATCACCGCATATGGGTCACCTTCTGACGCACGCAAGAAAAATACCATAGAACAATTAGCAGGTGCGTTAGACATCGTGAAACAGCTTCGAGGGGTAACATTTAATTGGAATGAAGATACCGATGAAGCACAATACACGAAGTTAAAAGAGGACATTGGATTTATCGCACAAGAAGTCCGTGAAGTAGTTCCAAAGATTGTTCGTGAGGATGCAGAGGGATATTTATCTATACGTGACCGAGCCTTGATACCAATATTAGTAGAAGCCATCAAGGAACAACAACAGGAAATTCAAGAATTAAAAAATCGTTTAAATAAATTACAATAAATAATCGTATCTTGTATACGAGGATGATACATGACTGACTCCATAAGTAGAAAATTTGCTCGTTTAGGTACAGGTGTTTCTGCCACAGGAACACTTACTGTGAATTCTGCCACGGCTTCGGCTTGGGCAACACCACGTACTTTGACACTTGATGGGCATCTATCTGGCAATGTCAGTATAGATGGTTCTCATAACGTCACGCTTACCGCATCCATAGTCAACAACACCGTGGTGTTGGGTACTCACACCACAGGCAACTATGTCTCTGACATCACGGCAGGCACTGGCATCACGGTGTCAGGTTCTGGGTCAGAAACAGCTTCCGTAACTATTGGATTAAACACGTCAGGTGTCACTGCCAACACGTATGGATCCTCAACAGCGGTTCCTGTTCTTGCCATTGATACGTATGGTAGAATCACATCTGCCAGCACCGCCTCAGTTAGCTCATCTATATCAATTGCCGGTGATACCGGCACCGATTCCGTTTCATTGATTTCCGATACATTGACATTCACAGGTGGCACAGGTATCACAAGTGCTGTCACCAACAACACCGTGACGTTGGACATTGACAACACGGTGACCACAAACTCAGGTAGTCAAACACTCACCAATAAAACCATTAGTGGTGCCGACAACACATTATCCAACATTGGTAACAGTTCATTAACCAATAGCAGCATCACCATTAATGGAGTTGCCACATCATTGGGTGGCACTCGCACTTTAGTTACTGATGATATTGCCGAAGATGGCAGTCCTGTCAATCTCTGGTTCACCAATGCCCGCGCACGAGGTGCTGTAAGTGTCACGGATTCAGGTGGTGATGGGAGTCTTGCCTATGATTCAGGTACAGGTGTCTTTACATACACAGGTCCAAGTGCCACAGAAGTTCGCGCTCATTTCACGGCAGGCACAGGTGTATCAATTTCTTCAGGACAAGTATCCATTGGACAAGCTGTTGCCACAAACAGCAATGTCACATTCAATGATGTCACCGTATCAGGCAACTTAACGGTATCAGGCACCACGACAACCATCAACACAGAAACCATCAATCTTGCCGACAACACCATTGTGTTGAATAGCAATGAAGCAGGAACTCCATCACAAGATGGAGGCATTGAAGTGGAACGAGGTGTTTCCACAAATGCCACGTTGCTCTGGGATGAAACCAATGATTACTGGAAGGCAGGATTGTCTGGATCAGAAGTTCCTTTGGTCACCACAACAGGCACACAAACATTAACAAACAAAACCATTAATGCCTCACAGCTGGTGGATGGCTCGGTATCAAATGCAAAACTCACCAACAGCACCATTTCCGGCAAGGCGTTAGGAACCAATCTTGACACCTTGACCATGAATGTGTCAGGTACAGGATTGTCTGGGTCTTCAAGTTACAATGGATCAGGTGCCGCCACGTTCACGGTGACGAGCAACGCCACAAGTGCCAACACAGGATCCACAATTGTGGCACGTGACGCATCAGGCAATTTCAGCGCTGGTACCATCACAGCTACATTATCAGGTAATGTGACGGGTAATGTCACAGGCAATGCTTCAACTGCCACAACATTACAAACTCAACGTGCAATTAACGGTGTGGCATTTAATGGTAGCGCCGACATCACCGTGGCGGATAGTACCAAATTACCATTGACGGGAGGTACATTATCCGGAAATTTAACTGTTGACACAAAAATTTATGCAGGTGGAGCAACGGTTAGTTCAGGTTATAACGGTGTTTATGCTACAAACATGGTTGGAGCAGCCAGTGGCAATAAACTCATTTACTTGTATAATGATGGTACTACTATAAAATTAGATGCATATGATTATGGTGTTTCTGGGGCCCTAAGTTTCAATATTGGAGGTAACGGGGGAACTCCTAATTTATATACAGGTTCGACTGTTAATAACAATGTTATTTTACATGCTGGCAACTACAGTTCGTATCCCATAATGCGGTATGCCGGAGTCTTTACCGGCAACTTCCAGGACCTGACTGATAGTGTAGGCGAGCTACGTATTGACCAAGTGGATAACATCAACGGCGGCGGCTACTCGAATCAACCTCCCAACGTGTACACCTATGGGGGCGTGTTGAGTTGGCGCACCGCCAACCACTCGTTCCAGCTTTACGCCTCGCATACAGGCGACCTGACGTTTAAAACGCAATGGCAGAACGACAACTATTCGGGTTGGCGTCGCATTTTACACGAGAGTAACTATACTTCGTTTGCGCCGTCGCTAACTGGTAGCGGAGCGAGCGGAACGTGGGGAATCAGCGTCACGGGAAGTGCCGGAAGTGCTGGCTCCGCGACTACTTCCACAACGCAAGCGCACTCCGACACCAGCACAAACATTGCCACAACGGCGTGGGTCAGAAACATCCTTGGTGCGCGAACGACCGGAGGAACTGCCGACTGGAACGATGTTTCCAACACGCGCCCCGGTACTGGCTACACGCTACTACTTGGTACGGCGACTAATGGAATGGGCGGTGGCAATTATTACCACCCGTTTAATCTTGAATATTCCTCAAACGACGGCACCGGCAATGTTACGCAGATGGCGTATGCCTATGGCACTCCTGCGAATGAGATGTATATGCGGGGGCGATATGGTGGGTCGTGGACGGGTTGGGTGCGGTTTATTAACTCCGGCAACTATACCTCTTACTCGCCCTCGCTAACTGGTAGCGGTGCAAGCGGAACGTGGGGCATCAACATCACGGGTAATGCAGCAACTGTCACGAACGGATTAACTACTAGTAATTATTCATCCTATGCTATCCCGATTGGCGGTGGCATCAATATGTCTGGTTCATTTGGATTAAATGATTCACGATTATATCTACGAACTAATGGTGACACCAATCATTATCTATGGAATGCCGATGATGATTATGAAGAATTACGAGCATACACCTTGTCAGGATTTCGTGTGCGTAGTTCAGGAGGCGAAGATTTATTAATTGTTTATGGAGCAGGTAACGGAGGATATAGTTATTCACCTTACAGTTTCCGAGCACCCATCTTCTATGATAGTGATAATACAGGATATTACACCAATCCCGCTAGTACTTCAGTTCTGTATGATTTAACTTTATCTGGGTCCAAGCATACATATTTAAATATCAATCCAGGTAATGGTTATGAAGCCATGGTGTATTACAATGGCGGTGGGTCAGGATCCGCTTGGTATGTCGGTAAACGTACTACTAGTCAAGTAGTGGGTACAGAAAGTTTTCATTTCTATTCCGTAGCAGCAAGTAGAACATTGGCAGGTGTAGATACATCAGGTAACATGATGTCCGATGGTTCTATGCGGTCTCCCGTTTTCTATGATTATAATGATACAGGGTATTATATAGATCCAAATAGCACAGGTAATTCTGCATTAAGAATTCGTGGTGGTACGTTACATGGTCCAAATACATCATGGGGTGCATACTTGTATGTTGGAACTAATGGTAGACCTGATAGTACTGCATCAGTATGTGCAACCAATGGTAATTTGCATCTAGACTGTGCAAACGGAAACCTCATGTACTTAAATTATTATAGCGGTAATGCGATTATCGCTACTGATTTCCGTCCAACCATCATCTATGACCAAGATGATACCGGATATTATGTGAACCCAAACTCCACCACCTATCTGTACAATTTAATTTTAGCCGGAGGAGGATATTTCCGCCCAAACAACTGGATTCAAATAGATGGAGGAACTGGATTATATTGGCCCAATCATTACGGTGCACATTTATATCCGAATAATGGATCCACATATACACAACTTCGTATAGATGGAAGTAAAAATGGCTATAGTGGTATGTGGGCCGCCCATAGTTCTGTAAATTTTGGAATGTATGATAGTGCCGGTAACGGCGGTGTATATCGTGAAGCCAACGGTCTTTGGTATTTTTACTATCTTGTTGGTAATGGTTGCATGGGCATTGGTACATCCTCAACCAATTCTAGCTATGGTGTATATGTAGTGAAGGGTGGATATTTTGATGGGCGTGTTGATGGTACTATTTTCTATGACGCTAATAACACCAATTACTATTGTGACCCGAATGGGACGGCACGTTTGTCTTATGTTGTTGCCAACGGTGGCATCAGAATTGATGGTAACGAAGATTTATATCTTGATTACAATTATGGGTGTTCTATTGTAGGTGTTTATTCTTCATATAGATATCAAGGTGTATTCTCCATGGGCAATTCATATAAATTGGCCCGTGATGGAACCACAACAGGAAATCTTTATGGAATGGCATGGTCGCATCCTAATGCAGGAGGTATTGCTGGTAATCTTAATGACCATGGATTATTAGTGCTTGTAAACGGTAGTTGGGCTGCCTCATTGACAGGAAGTACACGTTCCCGTGATGATATGCGCGCACCGATTTTCTACGATAATAATAACACAGGATATTATTGTGACCCAAATAGTGTATCACAGTTATCATATGTACTTGCCAATGATTGGTTCCGCCCACAGGGAAGTACAGGATTATATTTCCAAGATTACGGATATGGATTACGGTCTGCTCACGGTGAAGGAAATTCATACGGTAATGCAACAACATACGGTACCGGAAGAAACGGATGGTCTGGGTGGGGCATAGGTACTCGCCACGTATTCATGTCTACTACTGGAGACAACGTTGGCGTACATGATAATAGTCGTGGGTGGATTTGGTATTGGAACGGTTCCAATACTACTTTCGAACACGGATATACAGTATTTGCAGGTAGTGCTAGAGCACCTATTTTCTATGATAGTAATGACACAGGATATTACTGTGACCCAGCCAGCACCAGTTATATGTATCGAACCATCTTCCAAGGACGTATGTTGTTTTACGGAGCTGACCAAAGTTCTGATGGTACGAACGATGCGCAACTCTACTTCACTCCTGGCGGTGGATTGACAATTGCTTCCATCACCACATCATTTGAAACTGGGTTCGTGGGTTCTAGCTATCCACAAAATCGTCAAGTTGGTGCTCAAGCCACATATGATAAACGATTCTATGTCTGGCAAGATTTAGTGCAATATTACTCAGATGAACGATTAAAGGAAAAAACCGGAACATTGAATGGAGCATTAGAAGCCATCAAGTCATGGACACCATTCAAGTATGTGGATAACGCCTTGGCAAACAGTTTCAATTTTGGAAGCAGTAAAACTCAAATTGGGTTAAGTGCCCAAGAAGTAGAAGCATTCTATCCTGAACTCGTAGAACTTGCACCATTTGACGTAGAAAATGATTTCAGTGATGAAACCAATCCTCGTAGAGTATCCAAGTCAGGTGAAAACTATCTTACGTTGAATTACACTCGTTTGGTTCCTATTTTGGTGCAAGCCATCAAGGAACAACAAGCAAAAATTGAAGAGCTGGAAAATCGTATAAATAACTCATAACTCTCAAACAGAACCAGATATCCTGGTAGGAGAACAGAATGGCAATTACATACACATGGGAAATCACCAATCTTCGGAAGGCACCACAACTTGACGGAATGCAAAATGTATTGGTGCATGTACGTTGGAAGAAAATCGGTACGGATGAAAATGGCACCACAGGTGAATTTCAAGGCGCCACACCATTATCAGCACCACAAGCCGAAGGATTCACCGCATATGAAGATTTAACCAAAGAACAAGTGTTGGGATGGGTTCAAGCCGTGGTTGTAGGAACATATGAACAACACGTGAACGAACAAATTCAAAAGCAAATCACCAAGAAGAATGACCCATGGGCAGATGTTGATACTGCTCCTTGGGGACAAAATCTCGCAGGCCCTTCACCAAATCCCGGTCCAGCAGCAGGAGAATAATCAATGGCTATCACATATACATATAAAGTAAACGGTGCACGTGTTGCATCAGAAAATGGATTAACAGATGTTGTAAAGGAAATGGACATCACAGTAACAGGAACAGAAGGAACAGTTTCCTTCATGCTCCCCACCACTGTGAAACTTGATGCACCAGAAGCTGAAACATTCGTGGCTTTCAGTTCATTGACTGAAGATGCCATGATTGCCTGGGTGTCATCATTGGAATCATTAGATGCCACAAAGGCACATATTGCATTAGTGGTTGCCAAGGAACTGGAAAAGGCAGCATTAACCAGCAAGACGTTACCTTGGGCACCTGTAGTAGAAGCACCTGCCGCTGAATAAGTGGTGAAACATGGACTTGACAACTCCATACGAAACATTAAATTTAACCTATGTCTCTGAAACTATTTCATTTAGGAGTGAAATCATGAAGTTAACGAACCAACAAATGTTAGATGTGTTTGCAGGATTGAATCAACTATCAAACGAAAAGTTTGCTGCCAAGTTGGCATGGAAGATTCAAATGGCACGCACCACCCTTCAACCTCTTGTGGAATCACTTGACAAGATGTTAACGGAAACTCGGCAAAAGTATGCCATCAAGGACAACTTGGGACAAATTGTTCCTGCCAAGGACAAGGATGGTAATGACATTGAAAACACCATGCAAATTGCCCCAGAAAACATCAAAGCTGCCAATGATGAACTTTCTGGATTGATGTTGACGGAAGTGGAACTCTCCAATGTGTCACTTTCATTATCAGATTTCCCAGATTCACTTGAAATCTCCCCCAATACGTTAGCTGCCCTCAGCCCAATCATTTCAGCTGAGTAATTTTCTGTAAAAAATAGGTGGTGCTATTACTAGTTCGTATAAATAGTCTAGTAATAGCACTTTCCTTTTTATGGTGAGGAACCATGGCAATCACCACACGAACACAATTAAAAGATTATTGCCTTCGTAGACTTGGTTATCCCGTGATTGAAATCAACGTTGATGATGACCAAGTGGAAGATAGAGTACAAGATGCCATTGATTATTGGAATGAATATCATTTTGATGGCACAGAACGAGTATATCTCAAGGCGCAAATTGAGGCTTCCATTCTGAAGCTCTCAACAATTTTTGCTGCCCAATACACCATTGGAGAAACCATCACAGGTGCCACATCAGGTGCCACTGCCGAAGTGTATGCTGTGAAATCTGCCAATGAATTGAAGATTCGAAATGTCAGTGGTACATTTCAAAATGGTGAAACCATCACAGGTGGCACTTCAGGATTCTCAACAACATCACACGCCACCACAGCATACACGGAAAAAAGTTGGACATCAGGTGCCTTTGATGTCTCGGATGCCGTGACAGGTGTGGTTCGTGTATTTCCTGTAGGTGACTCTGGTAGCACACGCGCCAACACCAACATTTTTGATGTGGTGTATCAATTCCGTTTAAATGATATGTACAACTTGTTGTCCACGGATGTCATCTATTACAATCAAGTGAAGATGCATTTGCAATTATTGGATGATATGTTTGCGGGTTCACGCACCTTCCGTTTCAACAGAAAGCAAGATAAAATCTATCTTGATGTGAACATGGATGACATTTTCAATGAAGGTGATTACGTCATCTTTGAAGTGTATCGTGCTTTGGATCCTGAAGAATGGACAGAAGTATATAATGATATGTTTCTTCGTAGATATGCCACAGCTCTCATCAAACGTCAATGGGGTGAGAACATGAAGAAGTTTGGTGGGATGTCGTTGCCTGGTGGTGTGACATTGAACGGTCAAGTCATTTTTGATGAAGCCCTAACAGAAATCAATGAATTGGAACGAGAAATGCAATCACGCTACGAGTTGCCTGTTGACTTCATGGTAGGCTAACATGGCCACCAATTTCTATTTTCAAAACGGTAACACATCAGGCACCACAAATGAACAACGGTTGCTTGAAGATTTAATCATTGAAAGCATCAAGATTTATGGTCATGATGTATACTATCTCCCACGCAGAACCATGAAACAAGATGAAGTGCTGGGAGAAGATGTATTGAGCCGCTTTGAAAACGCCTATCCTTTGGAAATGTATCTCACCAACATTGAAGGATGGGAAGGTGATGGTGAGTTGTTCACAAAGTTTGGTATTCAAGTTACTGACCAAGCCACGTTCGTGGTGTCGAAGCGTAGATGGGATGATGTGGTGGGAGATAACCCAGAAGAACTTCTTCAAATCCCATCACGTCCAGCTGAAGGGGATTTAATTTATTTCCCCAAGACGAATAGCATGTTTGAAATTAAATTTGTGCAACACTTGAACCCTTTCTATCAACTAGGAAAATTCTATGTGTACAGCATGAGTTGTGAATTATATCAATACAGCTCAGAAGAATTCAACACAGGCGTGGAAGAAATTGATTCTGCAGAAACCGCCTCAACACAAAATCTCTTTGAAAATCAAATTCGTTTGGAGTCCGGTGATTTGTTGTTGACCACAACAGGATACAGCATCATCAAGGAAGAATATGCCACACGAACACAAGTACCTTTCAGTGATAATGCATCATTTGAAACTGAAGGAACTGATATTCTAGACTTCACCGCCATTAATCCGTTTGGTGAATATTAATGTTTAAAGGACAGTATTTCTATCATCAACATATTCGCAAGGCGATAATCGCCTTTGGTACCTTGTTCAACAACATCCAACTTCGTCGTTCAGATGAAAATGGTGATGTGTTGCAAAGCATTTTCGTACCATTAAGTTATGCTCCCAAGCAAAAGTTCATTGACAGAATTCGTGAAGCTCCTGACCTTGAACCTGGTCGTGCCACATTTGCCATTACATTACCTAGAATTGGTTTTGAAATCACCAGTTTCAATTATGATGCCTCACGAAAACTTTCCATGACACAAACTGTACGGTCCGTGGATACTGCAGGGAACACCAATACAGGCGTGCGGCATGCCTATGTGTCAACCCCATATAACATGGGTATAAGTATGAGTGTGTTTGCCAAGAATCAAGAAGATGGATTACAAATTGTTGAACAAATTCTTCCCTATTTCAATCCTGATTTCAATGTCACCATCAACACCATTCCAGAACTGGGTGTGAAAAATGATTTGCAAATCATTCTGGATAGTGTAAGTTATCAAGATGAATGGGAAGGAAACTTCGACAAACGTTTGTCAGTGATTTGGGATTTAAACTTCACCATGAAGTTGAACTTCTTTGGATATGTCTATGACACCAATCTCATCAAGACGGTTATCCAGAACATTTATGCGGACAACACCTTGGCGCCAGGAACCACACCCACCAATACACAAGTGGGAACTCGTATCACCACCACATTGGATCCAGAAACAGCATCGCCATTAGATGATTACTCCTTCATACAGGAATTTGACGAAATATACACAGGTGAATAATGTTTGAAAATCTTGATGATAAGTTTGAAGTGGTTTCCACAACACCTCAGGCAATTGAAAAATTTGAAAAGACACCGGTGGATGATGACGCCGACCATGCACGTGAAACTCTTCGGACACTCATTGACAAAGGGAATGAAGCCATTGATGGCATTCTTCACATTGCCAAGAACAGTGACCATCCTCGTGCCTATGAGGTGGCGGGGCAACTTATTAAAACCGTGTCTGATACCGCAAAAGATTTACTAGAAGTTCAGAAACGAAAGAAAGATTTGGAAAAAGAAGATAAACCCAAAATACAAACACAAAACAATTTGTTTGTTGGGTCAACTCATGAGTTGTTGAAGGCCATGAAACAAGCCCAACAACCAGAACAAATTGAATCAGGTAATGACTGAAGAATCCTCATATCATGGCAATCCCAATTTAAAAAGCATTGGGCATCAACATCAATTCACA